TCTTATGGCAACACATCTTATGGGTCACCCATTTGCCCAAGATTTTATAGCAAATGAAACTGAAATTATGGCAGATATTTCAAACAGTAACATTCAATCACAGATATCTAATAAATTATTTACAAATGATCCAGATTTATATGGTCTCCGTGGTTCGGGAACAGCTGGTGAAGTAGATATATCGGGTGCGAATTTAAGCATTGACCATCCAACAAATTCTGAATATGATAGATTTGACCCAATAGAAAAAAGCAATGGTATTATTAATCCATTATTGTTAGCACTTTATGAAGGATTGATAGGAACAGACCCCGCGCGTTTTGACCTTTCAACAAATGATATTAATTTAGATGTTTCAGCAGTGGACGTGTCAGGGGGAACGGATATGGACGGAGGAAATCTAGACCCAACACAATGTAGACCAAGAAGATTACCGTTTAGAAGTGGAGATACTATATCATTTTATTTTAGACCCAGAGTAAGTTTATCTATTGACCCGAATATTTCAAATCCACAAAGAATGTACGGAAATAACGACTTAAGTGGCGTGGGACAGAGTTCAACGAATGGTATAGGTACACAAGATATCAGAAAAATATTTTATCAGCCAAAATATAGATGGATTTCTCATCAGAGTGAGACTAAGGTTTATCATAGTTCATCAAGTGCTGAAAATCTTGTTACGGGTAATGGTTATGACACGTATCATGGAGCGACTGTTGATACAACACCAAATTTAATGATGACTGGAACAGACTTATACCATACAATGGATGATGGTGGAGAAGGAATTGGAGCAAATAGTTCAACAACATTTGATGGTCACGTATGGAGAGTAAAACTTAACTTATAAATAAACTCAACTTATAAAAATATTTTAATAGTTTTGTATATTAAAATTTTTTGTATATTAAATTTATCTTATAATATTAAATATAAAATGAATTCAATGTTTGGTAAATCATTTGAGCCTATATCACAGAGTGAACGAATCAAAAATAAAAGAAATAAAGCTATATTTAAGGCAAGAGCGACATCAAACGATATTTGTTTAGATAAAAATGGCAATATACGAAATGCCAAAAATTATGAAACATTTATGAATGTTGTAAATGGCTTTTATGAATGTAAAAAAGAAAATTCTACGGATAATAAGGAATGCTTCGATACTTATTTAGATAACAAGACAGACGAATTTAGTGTTTCTAATTTTCACGACATTCAGGGTAATTTCATTGATTTTCAAATGGCAGATATCGAAGGTACAAGAGAATCAAATGCTAGAAAAAATGTTAGAGCAACATTACAAGGAAAAAATACACAATTTAATTCAGTACAAACAAATAATAGTGGTATCGTATTGCCGGGTAATATAGTAGACGCATCCGATATGGTCTATCCTTATAAAAAACAGGGGTTATGTGCTGATTATGTTATACAAAACATATCTTTTTTCGACCCATCTGGTAACTTAAGCAACAAATATGCTAAAAATATAAAAAAACATTTCCCATTAACAAAATTATCTTAAATTTAAAAATAATATCATATTAATTTTAAAATACAAATTTAAAATTAAAATACAAATTTAAAATTAAAATACAAATTTATTATATACAATGGTTTTCAAATCTTTATTAGTAGGAGTTAATTATTTAAAAAGTAATAAATATAGATTAAGTTCGCCGATTAATGATGTAAAAATAATGAAAGATTTTTTAATAAATTATTGTAACGTCAGAGAATCAGACTTAATGATATTAAGTGATTCACCAGAATATAAACAAGCAGCCAGTTTTTTTAACATAATAAAACATATAAAATTATTGGCAAGTGAATTAACTTCAGAGGATTTCTTATTTATGTACTTTAGCGGACATGGTTCCACCATACCCGATTCAAACAATGACGAAAAAGACAAAAAAGATGAAGTTTTCTTACCACAAGATTGGCAAATCAGTTATATATCGGATGATTTATTTAATTCTCTCTTAAAAAAGTTTAAATGTAGGATATGTTTGGTGTTTGATTGTTGTAACTCAGGAACAATGTGTGATTTAAAATATTCTTACAATGTTAAAGATTACACATGTACAGAGTATGTTAAAAAAGACAATACAAATATGACAGACATTGTTTGCTTTTCTTCTTCAGGTGAGAATGCTAATTCATTTGAAAAATTCGTAGATAAAAATGTTATCAATACTGATGAAAATAAGTTCTATGGAGAATTCACGATTTTTTTTCTTCATATTCTAAAAGGTTATTTAGAAGATAAACTATCTTTCGACGAATTAACTTATAACGAACTTATAAAACTCATGAATTTTTACACAAATGAATTTAGTAGTAAAGAAGAAAATGATGTAATTAAAACTGTATTACATAACAATATATATAGTAAAAACATTAAACCATATGTTAATTTTAGTTTTAACAATATTAAAAATTATACTTTTTTTAATTCAAGAACAGATGACGAAAAAAAAAGATATGAAAATGAAGGAACAGTAAATAAATTAAAAAAGAGAAGTGTTAATTCATTATCATATAAACTTTTAAGAACACATAGAAAAAATGAATTTCTTGAAAAAAAAATAAAAGTTTTAACAGATAAAAATAAAAAGCTTATTAATGTCATAAATAAAGCAGCGGGAAAACACGCATTCAATATGGTCGTTAGATAATTTTTTTTTAAATGTATTATTTATTAAGCATGAGTAATCAAGTTACAAATAATACATTTGGAGCTTCATTGGGTGAAGGATTACAGGGAAATGGTATTGTACCAAATTTAACAGAGACGGAAGAAGAATTTGGCGGAGAAGACCCAACATTCACTGTTAAAATGAGAGCGACAACAGCTAGTGAAACAGCGCCAAATATAACAATTGTTATAGGTGGAGGAGTAGGTGGAACAGAAGGTGGAAATATATCAAATCTATTGGGATTTTATTTAAGAGACCTTTTAACAAAATATACAGAGCCGTTTTTAGAAGGTGAAATTGAAGAAAAGATAAAACCAAGAATTAATAATAAGATAGGTAATACAAATAATACATTATATTTACAAGATATTAGTAATATATCTTTGTATGCCCCGCAACCAAATTCCAACAGAGATCTGTGGACAGATAATGAGCTTATTGCGTCGTTTGCGTTGTCTTCTCTTGGTGTAGTAAATCGTGGATTGTTATTATTTATGGACAATGAAAATTTAAAAGTACAAGTAAATACAATAGCTGAACAAATAAGAAATGAATTAAAACCAAAAGTAGTTAACCCATCTACTGGTATTATGATTTCTGTTACAACATCCGCCACGATTGATATGCGTTATTTATATTATGTTGAGAAATATGGGCCACCCAAAAATGGTATTTTCGACCCCATGAAATTAGCAGAATTTGTCTAATTTTTTATTTATTTATTTTTTTCCCTGAAAAAAAATAAATAAATAAATAAATATATACTCTACATAAATTTTACATTTCCAGCTTCCTGACCAAACGCTTAAAGGACCCCACAAATCCACGCGTCAGACGGGTCCACTGTTTAGTACTTCTCATATATCTACAAATATCGCGTGCTTCACGCAGTTGTTTCTCCATCTCTCTCTCTCTCTGTTTAAATATTTCAATTTCTTCATCTTTTTCTTTCATCTTTTGTACATGATATCGGTGCCGTTTGATATGTATAGCATCATTATTGAATGTAATCTTAGTGGGTCTTAATTTTTTTAGTTGTTTTTCGAGAGTGTTACCTTTTACATGAACATACTTCGACCATACACCTCTCGGTGACCGGCGAATTTTGACACCTGCTCTTTCCAGTGAGGCTTTTATAGAGGCGTTTTCTTTCATATAAGGACTATCACTATCATAAATGGACTTCCATTGTTTTTCATATTCTTCTGTTAAAGTTTTAACAAATTTATTCTTTTTCTCTTTTTCTTTTTTTTTATCTTTAACAGTCTTTTTAATATGATCCAATAATGATATTTTCTCCTTTCCCTGATTATGACCACTCTTAACCATAGCTATAATCACCCTATGAGGAATATAATCTGCTTTTTCTTCTAATTTTTCCTCGAGCAAAGCATTTTTCTTCCGCAGATCGCGCACCTCGGTATTAGTGTCTGCGCGAGCTTCCTCTGAAATTTTGAGTTCCTTTCTTAGTGAAGAATTTGATGGCATTTTATAATTTCTATGTTGTTAATAACTTATAAACAAATTAAATCAATTTTTTTTATTTATTTTTCTTGAAAAAATAAATAAAAAAAATAAAATAAACATAACTCTACATTATCTATATATGAATACAAATAACAATAATAATATGGAAGTATCTCAAATTTGTAGCGAACTTGACAATATAGTACATAAATTAAATAATATAAATAATTCATGTAAAAACCAAGAAGAAAAAAGAAAACAACATATAAATCAAATAACAAGTCAAAATAATACTACAAATACATTAAATAATTTAGACACTAGAGATATACCAGCAGCAGGTTACAATGGACCACAATCAAATCGTTCTAACGCTTATTGGGCTGGCTCACTAAGAAGTTTTTGGGTTAGATATTGATTTCTCATTCCGTCTGTGTAGAAGCATCAAAAAGAATTACTTGATTATTATTTGGCTCTAAAAGGCGAATGTCATCTCGCATCATGATTTTCCACGTAGAACCCTTTTTAATGAAAGGACCGACACCCCAATATGTATGTTGGTTTGAATTAATAACTTTAATGAAATGCTTAAAAACATTTTCAGGAAGTTCTTCATTACGTGAACGATTATTATACATTTCAATAAACTCTTGAGTTGAAAGTCTATTGTCACGTATAATATTATTGAATAATGTATAATCAAGCTGGTTTCTGTCAATCCAGTCATATACACTTTTACTTGAGCGTTTATTAAATGTAATAATAGGCGAAACACTGCGTTGAGTGGGGATATGAATTTTCATGTTAGACATGTTTATATATGTTTATAGTGGTGTTCATTTTATATCGAAAGTATTCAATTTAAATTGATTAGTATGTCTACTGTTGCGACAGTATGCAACAAAACCACACACACCAACTTTAAAAAATGTCAAGTTCAAATAATGAAGAAAAAGTACAGGACGCATCCCTCATGGAGGAAAAGGTAGCTGAACCTATTGAGAACATTCCTGAAATTGAACCTGTTCCGCTAGACCAAGCAGCCGCAGCAGACCAAGCAGCCGCAGCAGACCAAGCAGCAGAAGACCAA